CGCGGATTTCCAGCCGGAACTCCTCATGCAGACGATGCACGGGGAGCTCCAGCCGGGGGAGTATCGCGTGGCGTTCGCACGCGCGCCGACGGCTCTCATCCGCGTGACGGCGGGCGGCGAGGTGAAGCGGGTGGATGTTTCTTACCACTCGAAGAAGATTTACCACAATTACGAAAAAATCTTTCACAATCATACGCCGATTTATTCCAAGGTCGAGACGAAGGTCTATGACGAGCATCCTCTGCACAGCGCGAACGTGATGCGCATCCGGGATTTTGGCGAGACGGGGGAGCCGTGTTCATTCTACCGCGCGGGCATGGCGGAGATTCGTCTGTGGCCTGTGCCGGAGAGTGTGACGGCGTACACGGTGCTGTATGTGGACGACATGGACGAGGTCGGGCTCGATGATGTATCCCCGCTCGGGACGGAGTTCGATGATTTCCTCATCGAGTACGCGGCGACGCGGCTGTCGGTGGGAAATGAGTTTGACATGTCGCAGGAGCAGCAGATCATGGCGAACATCTACGGGCAGATTCAGTCGCTTCTGCGGCCTCTGCCGCCGGGCGTCGATACGACGGGCTATTGGGATGACCGCGGCCTGTGCTGCGTGCGCGGGAGGAGGGACTACTAAATGCTTCTCTCGCAGAAACACCAGAACCAGCAGCCCGTGGTGCGGCGCGATTTCTCGGGCGGCCTCAATACGACGGCGACGATCGAGGGCATCGCGGAGAACCAGCTGGCGGACGTGTGCAACATGGAGATCGACCATTCGACGGGGTGCCTGAAGACAGTCGCGGGGACGACAGCGCTGCTCATGGCAGAAAATGTCTTTGCGGCGGCATATGACGGCATCAACCATGTGTTGCTCGTCGTGCTGGAAGACCGCACGGTGCATGTGACCGACCTCAAGGGCGCGGCACTCGGGGACAGTCTCGGCAAGCTTACGGGCGAGCTGTATCCTGTCTGCGCGGCATGGGAGGACGGGCTGCTGCTGGCGTCGGGCGGAAAGCTCCAATATTACAACGGCAAGGCACTCGTGACGCTGGAATCGCCGGACGCGAAGAGCGTGTATATCCGCGCGGGCCGCGTGCTCATCACGGATGACGCGAATGTGCGGTATTCGGGCGTGGGCGACGAGACGAACTGGACGGAGGACACGAATGATGCTTCCAGCTCGAAATGGGTGGAGGCAGGCTACAAGGACGGCGGCACGTTCGTCGGCATGTGCAATCTTTCGTCGGACATCCTGCTCATCAAGGACAATCGCCGCGTGTACCGGCTGTCTGGGGAGTTCCCGGACTGGCAGATCGCGGAGGTGTCTCGCAACATCGAGTGCGGCGGGCGGCTGTCGTTCTGCTCGATTGCCGATAATGTGCTGATTTTTGGCGGCACGGAATTGCAGGCCGTGCAGACGACGACGGACTATGGGGATATGAAATCCCAGAATGTGGCGACGCTCGTCGCGCGGGAGCTGGCGAAGCTGCCAAAGGATGCGCGCGTGCGGTATGTGCCTGCGCTGTCGCAGGTGTGGCTGTTCGGTACGGGCGGGACGGTGCTCGTCTTTGACACGACGCTCAATGCGTGGTTCAAGCGGCAATTCAACACGGATATCTTGGACGTTCTTTCCATCGGGGAGAACGTCCTTGTTGTCCGCAAGGGCGGCATCGCGAAGCTCGACGAATCGACGTTCTACGACGCGGGGCGGCCGCTTTCTTGGCGGTTCGTCGCGCAGCGGCTCGTGTCGCAGCATGATTATCTTTTGAAACGCGTGCAGGTCTCCATCGTGCCGTATGAGACGACGCTCTATTACGGGCAGGTATCGATCGGCGCGGTGATCGTCGGCTTGCCCATCCCCGCGCGGCTGACGAAGATCTGGCACAACCGCTCGCCGATTTTCAAGAACCGCGCGAAGGTGATGCTCGCAGGACGGCTGAAGGGCGTGTATGTGAAGGGCGACGTGGTGTATGACAATCCCGCGCTCATCTACGGCAACACGCAGAAGCTGTTTTCGCGCCACACGTTCATCCGCGAGCGGCGGAATGTGTTCCGCAGCAAGGCGCTGGATGTGAAGGGGACGGGCGGCATGGGCGGCTTTTCGCTCAACAGTATTGTGATGGACATCGCGGAGGTGTGATGTATGGCAGATTGGAAGGTGACGAGCCCGGTGGACTACTCGCCGAACGGCGACGACGTCGACAGGTTCGCACAGAAAAGCATTGCGACGTTCGAGGAAATCTTCGAGCATCTGAACAGTCTGCGTCATAACGGTGCGAAAGCAGGGATTGACGAAAGCGACACGTCGCCCTACGAAATCCGCATCGATACGACGACGGACACGATCTATATCCGTGACGGTGCAAATAAGAAGTGGCTCCAGCTCGGCAGCGTGGACGAGTTCTTTGGCATCACGGCGGAGAACATCGGCGCGGTGCCAAATGGCGGCGGCATGAAGCGTCTGTTTCTCGGCAATGACGTGGAGCGGCCGACGACGGATTGCAAGACGCATGACTTCTTCTTCGCCGTCGATACGCGCAAGCTCTACATTTACGAGGGCTCGGACTGGCATGTGTTCTTGTCGCTCAATTTCAAGGACATGCTGAACTATGAAAAGTACGTGGTGCTCCGCAGCGAGGTCGCGACAAAGGGCGCGGGCAAGGTGCTCCGGCTCGACCCCGAAACGGGCAAGGGCGACATCGACATCACGGGCAGCGCCGACCACATGCTCGGCAAGGAGATTCAGGTCACGGCGCTCCATGACAAGGACGTCCTCATGTGGAACGAGGAAAAGCAGGCATTCACAGCGGAGCCGAAGGACGTCTTCACGGAGGACGACGCGACGCACACGGGCGAGGCGGGAAAGCTCGCCTACGTCAACAGCGACGGCAAGATTCACGCCGACCTCGCGGGAAATGCGGACAAGATCGCAGGCAAGCCCATCGTGACGGACAGCCTCGCAGCAGGCGACGTGCTGGCGTACAACGCGGAGGATGAGACATTCGTCAACGTGCCGAAGGACTACGTCGGCGCGGATGACATCACGGAAGACGGCGCGGCGGGCAAGGTCGTGCGCGTGGCGCAGGACGGGACGATTCACGCGAATCTCACGGGCAACGCGTCGGACATCGGCGGTGTGAAAGTGGACGTGCAGGACATCGCCGACGGGGAAATCCTCGCGTTCCATCAGGCGACGGGCACATTCACAAACGAGCCGCGCGGGGCGCTGACGGGCGCGGCAAAAGCATTCATCCTGCGCGACAACAGCCGCGTGCTCGCGGACTACAACGGCACAACGACGGTCGATCTCAATCTGACGCCCGTACTGAAAAAGACGGCGGACACGGTCACGAATCACTTGGAGCGCCTTGTCGGCACGCTGTATTCTGCCGTCATCGCGGCAGGCATCGCGCCGGACGGCTATGACGCCATGGTGGTGGAGAACTTCGACGGCGCGGCGGGCGAGATCGACCAGTCGGTCGCGAAAGTGACGTCCGTCGTCTCGGGTGACGACAGCCTTGACGTGGAGGACAGCAGCGGCCTCATCATCGGCAGCTACTACCAGCTGGCGGACGGCGAGGTGACGGAGGAAGTGCAGGTGAAAGCCATCAACATTTCCGACGGCATCAATCGCGTCATCCTCATGGGAACCGTGAAAAACCAGTACCACAGCAAGCGCACGAAGCTCTACCGCTCGACGGTCGCCATCCTGAACGGCCTCGCGTATGGCGGCGGCAACACGGCGTACAACACGGCCATGGACGAGACGGAAACGTTCGCAGGGTCGAACACGACGCAGGAGATGAAGAAGGTCATCGACTTCAGCGATGCGTCATCGTTCGACGTGAGTGGCGCGTACACAGGGAGCGATGGCAAGCTCGTGATCGGCATGAATGGCTATGGCATCGTGCTCGCGACGGCGGGCGGTGGCACGGGCGTCTGGACGCGCATCAATGCGGACGGCGAGAATTTGCAGGATTCTGACCTGACGTGAAGGAGGGATATTTATGGCGATTGATTTTACAACGCTCTGGCCGTACAGCGAGATCAAGGAGGTCACGGTGGACGGGCAGAAGATGGTGCGCATCCCGCGCATCTATGTGAAGAATGTCGTGCTGGATGGTGGCACGTACAAGGGGAAGTCTGCCTACTTCATGAGCAAGGAGAAGCTGGACGGCTATCACGTCCACCCCGCGTTCATGAACGGCAGCAGCGCGGCGAGTGCGCTCGACCTGTCGTGCTATGAGGCATCGAAGGACTCCAGCGGAAAGCCTGCGAGCGTATCGACGACGACGTTCTGGCAGAACATCAACCGCAACGACGCCATCGCGGCGTGCGACAAGCGCAATGTCAGCGGTGGCACGGACGAGCAGCAGGGCTGGCATTGCTGGGACATCTACTGCCAGCATCTCTTGGCGCGCCTCATGCTGTTCGAGTACGGCACGACGGACTTCTCGTTCCCAGAGAGCGGCAGCCCCGATTTCGTCTATCGCGGCATCCACCAGCCCGCAGGCAATCCGACGGCGCCGACATGGCTTCCCGGTCTCGGCAACATCGGCGACAAGATGTACATCTACGACAACAACGGCAGCCGCGCGATGCTCAACACGGGCGTCGCGTGCCCCGGCAACGGCTGGCCGAAAGGCTTCCTCATGACGAAGGGTGGCAGCTTCGACCTCGGCGACATCTTCCTCGCGAGTGCCGTGTCCTCCAGCGAGAACGACGGCTCCTGCTCCGACTGGCAGAGACTCGCGCGGAACGGCGTCACGGAGACGGGCTACTTCACAGGCTATCGCGGCAGTGGCACGCAAGACCCTGCTGACGCACACGGGATGTTTGCAATCTCACAGGAGACGTACGGCAGCAGTTCCGGCTATGGCTCGCCTTCGGCTGTCTGGGGCAGGTACAACGACAGCAGCGGGCCGTTGCGGTTCCGTCTCGCACATTTTGTTGCTTGAAACCTGTAAACATGTATCTTGCCAGAGCGCACGAGAGTGCGCGATGGCTTTAGAAAGGAAGTACGAGCCATGAAGAAAGACATCACGCAGTTTTTGATTTTGCAGAAAGCAGAAGACCTCGCCGACTACACGGAAACGGCTCTCATGCACTCCAACTACGAGAAGCACCAGCGTTTCCAGTTGTGCGCGGACATCCGCGGCGCGGTGAAGGCCATCCTGCACCTCATCATCCGCGCGGGCAAGCGGTACTACAAGAAGACGACGCTCGAAGACCTCGACATCGAGCTGGAGTACCTGCGCACGCTCATCCGCCTGTCGTATCGGCGCGGCTACATCAGCACGCACCGGCTCGATACGTGGATGAACGACGTCAATGAAGTCGGCGCTATCACGGGCAGCTGGCTTTTGAAACTCGCGTCGAAGAAGAAATGATTTTCATAGGGCAAGGGCTCAGACGTACGCCAGCAATTCCGGCTATGGCTCGCCTTCGGCTGTCTGGGGCAACAACAACGGCAACAACAACAACAACGGGCCGTTGCGGTTCCGTCTCGCGATTCACGAAATATGGTCAGAAGCTGGGCGTGCTACGGTCGCCCATCCAGTACCTGAGAAGAATTGAAGCCCTTGTCCTTCCGTGCGCGAAGCGCGGAGAATGGACGAACGACGCGGCGCGGCAAGTACGGGAAACCAGAACGTGGCGCCGAGGAAAGAAGCATCATGCCAAAGACCTATAACCATTTATTCGATCAGATCGTCAGCATCGACAATCTCTATGACGCCTTTCACAAGGCGCAGCGCGGCAGGCGCAAGAAGCCGGACGTGCTCGCGGCGACGTACGAGCGCGAAGCATTCCTGCATGACCTGCACGAGCGGCTGGCGGCTGGCACATGGCAGCCGGAGCCGTATCACACGTTCCTCGCCAAGACGGAGGTCAAGAGCCGCATCATCCGCGCGCCGACATTCCATGACCGCGTGGTGCATCACGCCATCTGCACGGTGCTGATGCCGCTCTTTGAAAACAAGTTCATTTTCGACAGCTACGCGATCACGCCGGGCAAGGGCACGCATCGCGCGGTGAAGCGCGTGCAAGCGTATCTGCGCGAGACGCAGGCGTATTACCTCCAATGCGACGTGCATCACTACTACGAGAGCATCCATCACGCGACGCTGAAACGGCTCCTGCGGCGCACGATCCGCGACGGCCGCGTGCTGCATCTGCTAGGCACACTCATCGACAGCTACCACAGCGACGAGACGGGCGAGGGCATCCCCATCGGCGCGATGACGTCCCAGCTGTTCGCGAATCTCTATCTCAACGAGCTCGACCACTTCATCAAAGACGAGCTCGGCTGCAAGCACTATCTGCGCTACATGGACGACTTCCTGCTGTTTGGCGAGAAAGCGTACCTGCAAGGCATGCTCAAAAAGATTGCGCCATTCCTCGGCACGATCCACTTGCAGCTGAACGGTCGCACGCGCCTCGCGCCCGCGAAGAACGGCGTCGATTTTGCGGGCTACCGCACGTTCGTCACGCACATCAAAATGCGCAAGCGCAACGTCACGGCCGCGCGGCGGCGGTTTCGGAGGTATGAGAGGCTTTACGCCGAATGGCGCGTGGACGTGCCGGACGTGACGCGGCGCGTCGCATCGTTTCGCGGCTATGCGGCGCATGCGGATAGCTACGATACCTTGCGATCGGTGCTCGGTTCGATTCATCTCATAAGGCATCACTCCACATGAAGGGGGAAGATTTATGGCAACAAAACAGGCGCTCATGACGACGACGACGGCAAATCGTATCACGACGTCGGACATCCCGACGCTGACAGGTTTCGAGGTGAAAGAGACGTGTCCCGACGGCACGGCGACGCGGTATGTCGTGAAGAAGAGCGGCGGCAACTGGCAGAAGTACGACGCCTCTGCGAAAGCGTGGACGGACGTCGCGACGCAGAGCATCACAGCGGCGTCGGTCATGACGGAGGGCAACACGGCAGCGGAGCTCAATGCGGTGCCGAAGGACGGCATGACGCCGTTCACGGGCAAGACGATCGACGTCGCGGCTGCGCTCCAGACGGAGAACGACAGCATGCCGAACATCGATTCTTTCATCGTGAAAGGCGAAAGCGGCACGTTCTCGCTGACGGAGACGAAGGATTATCCCGCGATCACGCTCAACAGCAATCAGGCGGTCGATATTCTGGACATCCTCGTGACGAAGAAGGAGACGGGCAGCGGCACGGTCACGGTCTACGCCTCCATTCAGAATGACAATGGCGACTGGGGCGAGTATCAGGAGTACACGACGTATCTCGGCGAGAACGCGGCGAAGGCGAAGGCCATCAAGTTCCGAGCGACGTTCAACGTCGTGAACGTCGGCACGGACTTCGCGACGCTGACGAGCATCGAAGTGCGCAGCCGCACGGACAACGTCGCGGTCTTCACGGAGGGCACGTCGGCCTGCATCACGAAGACGTATGACTTCGGCAACGTCATGGCACGTGCGCATCTCGTCGTGAAGCATCACACGGTGCCGGACACGAAGATCGCGGCGCAGATTGCTTTGCGCAATCCGCCGCAGACGGTGAAGAGCGAACTTCTGGGCACGGGCGATGGTGTGCAGCACACGGTGAAGCTCGCGAACCTCACGAAGCTCGCTTCGCACGGTTTCCACCTCTATTTCGATGGCGAGGAGCAGAAGCGCGACACGTATTCCTACTCGCCGACAGACGGGCAGGTGACGTACACGGCAGGCGCGGGGCAGACGGTGACGGTCGATTACATCTACGACTGGGAGCCGGAAAAATGGGTGGACATGACCTATGACAACAGCTACCCCGACCGCAAGGACGACACGCTCATCTCGGAGCAGTTCGACTATGAATCGACGTCGGACGACATGCCGACGGGCAGCGTCGGCACGGTGCGCGTCATCATGACGCAGCTGGAGGGCAAGGAGACAGACGTCACCCTTGGCACGGGCACGGGCAAGCCTGTCTCGTACAAGCTCGCGCATCACGCCCGCGTCGGCAAGATCAAGGTCACGCCCGAAAACGCGGCGTGGCGCTACAAGGAAAACACGGATTACCTGACCGTCACGGCAGCGGCGGGCGAGGAGGTCAAAGTCACGTATGAGTGGGTGGCGCGTCCGCTCGCGCTCGACACGCTCATCTGCGTCTTTGACGAGTAAAGGAGGAAGCACATGTTCATCAAGAATCACGGCAGCGCCATCAAGCGCAACGCACGCAAGGAACAGCGCACCGTCAAGAGCACGGGGCTCGACAACGGCGAGCTCATCGCCGGCGTCGCGAGCTCGGTCTCGGACACGGGCGACATCGTGGCGACGGTCATGGAACAGCAGGCGTCGACCGATGAAACGGTGGCAACGCTCGAATCAGAACTCGCGGCGCTCAAAGAAGAAGTCGCCGCGCTGAAGAAATAAGGAGGACACATCATGGCAACGAATATCCGCGTACTGAAAATCCGTCTGTATGGCCGTCTCGTGGCAAACTACCGCCGCACGCTCGCAGAGGTCCCAGAAGACCTTCGCGACGACGTGAAGGCGTGGATCATCGAGAATTACGGCGAGAAGTCCGTGCACTAAGAAAGGACGCGAGCAGGGTGGGAAAATCATTTGCAGAGTGGGTGGCACTCTACAACAAGAAGACGCCGGAGCCTTTCGTGCGCGACGAGCGGTTCGAGATGTTCTTTGACGCGGAGCACGGCTTCTGCGAGGTCGGACAGGACGGCAAGCTCATGATTATCAACCAGCTCGCAGGCGACGGGCGTTTTTGGAAAGCGAAAGTCAGCGCGGCGGCGCGCGCGGCAGGGCTGCACGTCTGCGGGACATGGTGCATCCGGCGAAACATCCGCGCGTACATCCGGCTCTTTGGCTACAAAGTGGAATGGACGGAGGACCTCGGCGGGCTGAAACGCTATCACTGCAAGGACGCGGACGGGCGCAAGGGACTCGCCTCGCCTGCGTTCCGCTACAACGACGAGACGCAGGCATATTTCATCACGTGGGAGGTGTAAGGCATGGATAACAGCTCACTCGCCAATTTTATTCTGCAGAAGCAGACGGGCATTCCAGGCGGCATTCAGGGGGCGCTTGACAATTATGCGGCGAATCCTGACAGCTATTCGGCGCGCAATGCGGTATTCCAGAATCTCTACAAGGCCAATCAGAATCTCGCGGCGGACATCGCAGGGCAGAGGACGCAGGGCTATGAGGGCCTGCTCGGGGCCATCCAGCAGGCGTATGGTGCAGGCGGCGACCAGCAGCAGGCGGCAGGCTCCACAGGGGGAAATCCCTATAGCAGCATTCTTCCAGGCAACAACACGCAGAGCATGCTTTCCATCCTTCAGAGAAGGTAGGTGCAACATGGTATCTTACGACAATTACCTCCGTCCCATGGAGGACGGACTGAAACAGAAATATTTCCGGCATTGCCGTTTCAAGGGCGGCACGTCGGTCACGAATACGAGCACGTACACGCCGACGGAGTACGAGCTCCAGCTCCAGAAATCGCAGGCCGACTACGCGAACGCCATCGCGCCAAATTCTTTGTGGCTCAATGACACGGCGCGGAAGCTCCTGCAGGACTCGCTCGGCACGGTACAGGTTGATTTCAACAAGCTCAACCAGAACGCACAGAATCTGATCGCGCAGAACCAGCGGAACATGGCGGCGCTCGCACCATCGAACGCGGCGGCAGCGAATACGGCGAACGGGACGCTCGGCACGCTCGCGCCGCAGGACATGACGGGCGCAAACAAGGCGAACGGGACGCTCGGCACGCTCGCGCCGCAGTACATGACGGGCGCAAACAAGGCGAACGGGACGCTCGGCACGCTCGCGCCGCAGTACATGACGGGCGCAAACAAGGCGAACGGGACGCTTTCCTCGCTCCAGAACGGCGTGCTGCCGTCGGCGTGGCAGACGAACATGCAGAACGCGATCCGAAGCTCGCTCCAGAACACGATGGGCATGCAGCTGAACAGCCTCGCGAACCGCGGCGTGCTGAATTCGTCGGTCACGACCTCGGCCATGAACGACATTTCGAAGAATGCGGCGGACACGGTCGCGCAGCAGTACCAGAACAACATCAACACCGTCGCAGGCCTCGCGAACCAGCAGAACCAGAACACGGCAAACGCGCTCGACCGGCAGGCAAGTCTCGCGAACCAGCAGAACCAGAACACGGCAAACGCGCTCGACCGGCAGGCAAGTCTCGCGAACCGCCAGTTCTCGAACACGATGGCCGCGAACAGCGCGAACGCGGGCATCTACGGCAACCTCATCAACTCGGCGACGCAGCCGATCACGACGGCGGCAGCGGCGCAGGAGGCGGCGCAGAAACCGGCGCTCAATCTCTGGAATGCCTCGCTCGGCCTCAACGGCTCGACGACAAGCGCTCTCGCGGCGGCGGCAGGCAAGGGGACGACGACAAGCACGAGCCACCAGAGTGGCGGCGGGGGACTCCTTAGCGGCCTCATGGGCGGGCTCTTGTAAGGAGGTAGCGACATGGGCGAAAACTACGAATTCCTGAACTTCGGCAACTCGCCGGAGGATGAATATCTGCGGCAGATGCAGACGCAAGGGGTGCAGGTGCAGAATCCAACGCAGGGACTCCTCGGCAGTCTCGGGCAGACGGACGCATCGCAGGCATCGCAGCAGATGCTCCAGAACGGGCAGGCCGCGTTCCAGCAGGCAATGGCGGCAAAGAACAACCTCGCGGCCCAGCGCGACGCGGCGATGCAGAGCACGCAGGCGCAGGCACAGCAGGCACAGGCGCAGGAGGAGCAGAAGAAGCAGCAGCTCCTCAGCCTTGTCTCGATGGCGACGGGCGGTTTCGGGATGGTGTGAAAGGAGAGATGACAGATGGCAGAATCACATTTTAGCGACCCGTACGTGCAGAACAACGCCATCGCCGACCGCAGGCAGCAGGATGCGCAGAAGTTCAATCAGATGGTGCAGATGCTCGCGATGGCGAACCGAGCGGACGGGCAGACGATGCTCGGCTTTGCGCTGGGGAAGCTCTTGCGCGATACGTGGCTGAATTACAAGAACAAGCGGAATCAGGACGCCTACGACAAAGGCGCGGGGACAACGCTCGGCGGGGAAGGCGAGACGGCTGGCCAGCAGGCGCGGGACGCTTTGCAGGCGCGGAATGCGGCACAGTTCTTCCATGCGCCGACGACGGCACAGGGTGTCTGGCAGCAGACAGCCTATCACGGCGGACTTTCGCCCGCGCAGTATTACGGGCAGCAGCTTTTGAATGGCAAGCCGCAGGCGCAGCAGGCAACGCAGGCACAGCCGACCGCAGACACGGTGCAGACGCCTTCCATGCCGACCTATCAGGCACGCGCTGTCGAGCAGGTGATGGGCTACTCGCCGCAGTCGGGGAATTACTTTTCGGCGAGCGTGGCGACGACGCCGACGGATGCAGGCACGTCGGCAAAGCCACAGTCTTGGGATTCGGCAGAAAAGACGGGGACGAATTTCAGCGACATGTTGAAGAAATACAGCGACTTGCAGAACGCCATCGGCGGGTATGGTGCTCCGGCCATTCCTTTGCCGCTGAGAAAGACCATCTGACGGGGAGGCAGGGCGATGAACAACAATCCAATCATTTTGAACGGCTTGCTCGGTAGCGTCCGCACGCCGTTCCCCATCGACGGGAAAACCGCCGCCGATGCTGCGACGATGAACGGCGTCCAGCAGGAAAATTTCGCGCAGCAGAACCGGGACGCGCTCGCGGAGCTCACTGGCGTTCCACTTCCAGCGCCGCAGACGGACCAGCAGACGCAGGATGTACCAGAAGCCGCGGGCGAAGCAGCGGCAACGGCAACAGCACAGGCGACGGGCAATCCGAACGCTGCGGCAGAAGCAGGAAATGCGGCAGCTGCTGCGACGGCGAACGCAGCGCAGGCACAGGACGCGCAGACGGCGCAGAATCTCGCGCAGGGCTTGCTTGGCCCCTACGCGGCAGACACACCCGCCCAGCGGGCTTTTGACGCGCAGCTTTATGATAGCGTCGTGAAGCCGCAGATGGACGCCGCGCTCCTGCCGTATCGGGAAGCGCAGTACGCGGCAAACGACGCCGCCATCCGCCGCGCCCATCCGGATACCGTCATGGGCGCGAAACGACAGCTCGTGGACGGCCTCGCACAGGCGAAAGCCGCGTATGACAGCGCAAAGGCCGCAGGCAACGAGCAGGGCATGGCGCTCGCGCATCAAGCGGCGGAGCAGCTTCGCTCGCAGGCCGCGAGCATCGGTTTCGACCTCGGCGACTACGGCGGCAACGAGGACACGAATGCGATGGTGCAGGCACTCGCGAACAATGACGCGCGCGCCTACGCCGCCATCATCGATAACGACATGGCACCGGAGCAGTATTACCAGCAGCTTTACAACCGCGCCCGCAACAGCGGCATGAGCCGCAAGGAATCGGAAGGCTACGCGCAAGCGCACACGGAGCACTATCAGGCGGAGCGCAACGCGCGGATGCAGTCGGCGTTCTACACCTACGGCATCCAGAACGGCGCGATTACGCCCTACGGCATGCAGATTCTCACGAAATGGGCGGCAGGCGAAGACCCGCAGGCGTTCCTGGGTATCACGACCAAGGCATTCGGGCTGCCGATTGACAACTTCAAACTCGGGGCGCAGAGACAGCTTGCAAGCGACCAGAACGGCTACACGATGCAACAGATTGACGCGAAGAGCAAAGCGAGCATGGCGGAACTCATGCAGAAGATTGCAGGGCAGTTCGGCTTAGAACAACTCCGTCATCAGTTTGACATCGACACGCTCGACCACAAATTCCCGATGGACATGGCGCTTGCTTCCGTTCGGGCAAGCCGCAGCGGTGGTGGCGATAGTTCGTCCAAATCATCTTCATCGAGTGGCAGCGGAAAAGAATTTGACAAAGGGCAGAGAGAAATTTTGAACGAAGTCGGGAACAAGTTCGAGAACGTCAAGAGCCTTGCAGCAGAAATTCGAGCAGAGGGCGGCAACAATGCACCGGCAGAACTTCATCAGCAGCTTCGCGATGCTGTCGGCGATCTCACCGATTTCGTACAAAGTGATGACGTTTCCAAGGCGTTCCCGCCAGACCAGAGAGAAGAGCTCGGCTATTATGCCTATGGCGCACAATTCTATCTCGGCAAAGCAAATGGCTACGAAGGCGATGAAAATAACGGCGAAGGTAATCTCATGAAAGATGCCTGCCATCAGCTCGCGAACAATGTCCCGGAGGACTGGCTGCAAAAGCACATGGGCTACACGAGAGAAGACTTTGGCGATTGGGTAGAATCGTAAGGAGGTAATTGCATGTCGGCAATCGATGACTACATGGACGCGCATTCCCTTTCGTGGAACAATCCGTCCTTTGATTCGCGCGGGCAGAAGCCGTATGTGAACTACGACGATCAGGATATGCTCTCGTATTTCCACGACAACCTCATGGCAGGCGCTGGCGCTTTCATGAACACGGGCGCTCATATCGTGGAAAACTGGATGACGCCGGAGGCGCTGGAATCGAGCTATGATATTCCGTGGCTCGAAAAGAAGGGCAAGGAACTTCAGGAGGAATACTCGCACAACTACACGCCGGGCACGGCGGGCTATTACGGTGCGATGATGCTCCAGTCCGCGCCAGAGATGCTGTTTGATACGGCGACAGGCGCAGCGGCGGCAGCTGCCGCAAGTTCCATCCTCGGTCCGATTGGCTCGGCGGCGGCAGGCAGCGCGGCGGCGCTTGCGCGTGCGGCAAAATGGGGCAAGCGTGCCGTTGATTTCTACACGAAGAGCAAGAATCCGATTGCCCGCGGCATGCGCTACTTCACGCCCGCCCCGCAGACCGTCCTCGCGACCGTCGCGCAGACGCCGATTGAAGCGAAGTTCGAGGGGCAGCGGGCGACGGACGACTACATCGACGAAGCAAAGCGGAAGGGCACGTATGTCCCCGGTCAGACGGAGTATGAAGCAAAGCAGCTCGGCGACCGCGTTTTCCGCGACAACATGATTGCGCTCACAGGTACGAACGTCGTGGAGAACGCCATGACCTTCGGACGCGGAAAGAAAGGATTTCTGCGCGGGCTCGGCAGGTTCGGCGCGGCGTCCGGCATGGAAGGCCTAGAAGAAGGCATCCAGCAGATCATCCCGAAAGCGGAGAACGGCGAGGATTGGAGCGTCACCGACCAAGACGTGATTGATTCTGCCATCACGGGCGCGATCATGGGCGGCGGCATGCACCTTGTCGGGCGCGGCGCGCGTGCGGCATTCCCGAATGCATTCGGAGATTCGGAGGGTGAGAACCGCACCTTTGCAAACGCCATCCTCGACGCGCAAGACAGAATGTACGGTGAGACAGGCGGCGCAGGCACGGACTACCTCAATGCGTCCAGCGGCACCACCTCTGGCCCGATGGCGCTCATCGCCGAAGCCAACGCCTCGACAAACGCGAAGCTCGCGGCAGAGAACGCGGCGGCGCAGAAAGCGGCGGAGCCAACGGCACAGCCCGTAGCTGCGGTCGTGCCAGAGGAAACGCAGGCGCAGGATAGCGCGAGCGCAGATTTCGGCGCGGGCACGTATGACATGCCGACACAGGGCGACGCCATCACGGAGCAGGTGCAGAACCTCAAAGCGGGCTGGGCAGACGTCCTGCCTCAGATTGGCGGCGTCCTGCACAATCAGTTCGGTCTCGACGGCGTCATTTCGTCTGCGGCACGCACGCCGGAGCACAATGCAGAAGTCGGCGGCGCGGAGCACTCTCACCACATCGACAACGGCGACGGCGGCGATGCCGTAGACATCGTTCTCCCAGACGGCACGACGGCGGAGCAGGCCGAACAGGTCAAGCAGTATTTCGAGAACTCGGGAGCCTTTCAGGAAGTGCTCTTCCATGATGCAGGTTCGGGCTACCATCTCCACCTCGGCGGGCTCAAGGGCTCGCTTGGCGATGCAGGCACGAGCGCGGGCGGCTCCGTCGATGTCTCCAACCTCCCTTACGGCAACATCGCCATGGCGATTTCGCAGCGCACGGGCATCCCCGCACAGTTCGTCTGGGCGCAGATGGCATGGGAGACGGGCGACTTTTCGAGCGGCCTCTCCGTTGAAGACCACAACTACGGCGGCATCAAGCGGAACGACGGGAGCGGCGAATACCGCCACTTCGACAGCGACGAAGATTACATCGACTATGCCTCGAAGAACCTCAACGCATACAAAGAAAACGGCATCGGGAACGCGCGAACCATTGACGAATTCGCTGCCGCCCTCAAAGACGGCGGCTACTTCACGGACGACCTCGGCCACTATACCGAAGGACTGAAATCCAAGCTCGCGGCAAACGGCCTTCCAGAAAGCGGCTTTGGCGGCTCTGGCAGATCGTCCAGCAGCACGAACTTCCTGAACGAGAAGCCCTCCTTCGACATCAACAGCGACGACGCCGAAGGCCGCAAGATGATCGCCGACTTCATCGACTACTGGGGAAACCGCGCGAACGTGGACGACGCCGACACCATTCAGGGCATGCTCGACGCCAACGGCAAATTCCGCAACACGCAGGAAAACCGCGACACCGTCCGCGAGAAATGGGGCGACGAGCTCCAGCAGTACGCTGACGAGCACATGAAGGACGAGCAGGAGCAGGATCGGCAGGAAACGCAGGCGCAGAAACAGGCGCAGCAGCAGGCCGACGCCGCGCGCAGAGCCGCGCAGGGCGGAAAGAAAGCTGCAAGCGCCGACAACACGAAAGCTGCCATCGACACCAGCACGCCGAACCTTGACGCGGCAAAGCAGCAGCAGGTCAGCACGACGCCGCAGGCAACATCCATTGACACGGCGGGCGAAAGCGAGCAGACGCAGGCAGAGCCCGCACAGTCTCTCCCGAACACCGCACACTTGCAGCCGAACACCGAACACCCGGCAAGCGAAACCGCACACCCGGCGACCGCGGCGCAGGCGAACGCGCCCGCACAGGCGAAAGCCCAGCAGGCACAGCCGACGACGCAGGCGAGCCAGCCGACCGCGCAGGCCGCTCCCATCGAGCAGGGCAAAGCGCCGACCGTGCCAAAGAACGAGACGCAGAACGCAGAGCAGAGCACCCAGACGCCCGCACAGCCGCAGGGCCCGACGCTCGACGCCCAGCAGGCCACAAAGCAGCAGAACGCCCTCCCACAGCCCGCACAGACGCCGCAGCAGGCAAATCCGCAGATGTCACCCGCCGAGCAGCGGGCACGCGCAGCGAAAGAGCAGCGCCTCCAGAAAGAGCTCGAAACGAACGCGACCCTCGACCAGATCGAGCGCGGCCAGCAGCTCGAAGCCGCCGCGAAGCAGGCAAGCGTCGCCCTCCCGAAAGGCATGGCAGGCGCACTCCATCGCGGCCAGCCGCAAGCCATCGCGCAGGCGACGTTGCTCCTCAAGGAAAAAGGCGTCGCCCTCCCGACCGTCGAAGCGAGCGGCAACACCGTGTACGGCGCGGCAGAAACTACGGGTAGGGAGAACTCTGCCCAGCCGCCGCGCAAGCAGCTCACGACAAAGGCATCGTATACGGACAAATCACAGGAACACGGCAGGGGCTCGCTGAACGGCGACAAAATCATGGCATGGGATGGAAGCAAAGGCGGCATCCCGAAGAAAGACTTAAATTTCTCTGTGACGCTCGACGAAATTGAAAAGGCGCTCGCGTCCTACGGGAACGGTCGTGCCGGACTTCGCAAGCTCGTAAAACAGCGCTATGATGCTGCGGTCGAACGCTGGATTGAGAGCGCGAAGAATCCAGAAGTCCGCGCCAAACGTCGCCGCTACTGGGAAGACGATACGATTCATATGAAGGGCGGCGCTGCTTATGACCGCGCCGTCGATTCTTATGCGCGCGTCGTTGAGCATCTTTACGAGGCAGCCACGGGGCAGAAAGCCGAATCCCCCTTCGAGCGCCACATGCGCGAACGCAGCAAGGAAAAGCAGCAGGAAAAAGCGGCTCCGTCGAATGCAGGTAGGGATAACTCTGCCCAGAACGCAACCGCACCGCGCAAAGTAGAACCTGCCGAGAACGCAAGCGGCCAGCAGATGGAGAAGCCTTCCAGCAAAAAGAGCACTCCCTCTCGAAAGCCCGTGAAAGGAAAGGCGGGCAAATCCGTGACCGTCACGACGGACAGCGGCAAAGAGCTCCATGCCCGCTACCGCATCGTGCCCGCGTCCTCCCTCACGACGTCGAACGTCTACGACGGCGACACCATCGCGAAAAACGATGCCTACCCGCAGGAGCTTCAGCCGCGCGAGCGCAGTGGGCGCAAGGAGATGCAGGCGCAGACGGACGGCATGGCGGCAGACCTCCATCCCGCCGACCTCGAAGCGAGCCGCAACCTCAATCAGGGCGCTCCGCTCATCCGTAGCGACGGCGTCGTGCTGAACGGCAATGGCCGCACCATGGCCATCACGCGCGCCTATGCGCTCCGCAACAAGGCGGGCAAGCGCTATGCGCAGTACCTCGTCGAGCACGCAGAGGACTTCGGTTTCACGAAAGACCAGATGCGCGCCGCCGTGACGGCAAAGGGCATGGATAAGCCCGTCCTCGTGCGCGAACTCACGGACGACGTCGATGCCGACACCACGCAGGAAATCATCAATAGCAAAATCGGCGGCGCCAGCATGAGCGCAACAGAGCAGGCCGAGGCCGACGCCAAGAGAATCAAGTCCAGCGATTTCAACGACTACGATCAGGAGAGCGACGGCGACCTCACGAAGGGCTCGAACGACGGCTTTGTGTCAAAACTCCTTCGCAAGCTCATCGGCAAGGACGAAGCGAACAAATACACCGACAAGAACGGGCAGGTCAATCAGGACGGCTACCGCCGCGTCAAGCGGGCGATTTTCTCCCGCGCCTATGGTGACACCGACCTCATCGCGAAAATGGCCGAGTCGATGGACGACGCCATCAAGAACATCTCGAACGGCCTTCAGTCCGCCGCGGCAAACGTCGCGCGCCTCAACCTCAAGATGCAGGAAGGCGATGCCTACCGCTACCCGCTCGCCAAGACCATCGCGCGCGCCGTCAAGAAGTACAACGCCATCAAGGAAGGCAAGGCAGAAGCGAACGTCGAAGCCTACGCGAACGAGAACGAAACGTCGCTCACGGGCGGCGACCCCGAGGAAGTTGTCAAGATGGTGCAGGCCCTCGATGACTTCCACCGCAGCGGCAAGAAAGTCGGCACCTTCCTCAATCACCTCGCAGACATCCTCGACCATCAGGGCAGCCCGAAAGAAGACGCGACCGCTTTTGACTTCGGCGAAGCGTCGAAGCCTCTCACGCTCTCGGAAGCCATCGACCAAGCAAAGGAAAAGACCGTGACGGGCGGCGAGCAGAATCTGTTCGGCGCGTCCGCAGAGCGCACGGAGCCCGCGCCGAAAGCCAAGGCAGCAGAAGAAGCAGCACCAGCCAAAGAAGACAATTCCATCTTCGGCAGCGTCGAAGACGCGGACAAGGAGCTTTTCACAGAGTTCGGCATCAACCCGGACGAAGAGCAGCAGCTTTCTGCGCCGGACGGCATCACGAACACGGCAGAGGAACGCGCACGGCTCGAAAAGGAGCTGACGGCAGAGCTGAACAAGCTCGGCGCGAACCCTGTTTTCAATCCGAAAATCTACGAACTCGGCGTCCGCATCGCGTTCACCTATGTCAAAGACGGAATCAACACGGCAAAGAAGCTCGTCGCGACGCTCGAAGCGAAGTTCGGCGACAAGATCGGCCCGTGGGCGCCTGCTATCGTGGAGACGGTGCGGACGTGGCCGAAAGGCGTGGCATTCGACGCGGGCAAAGTCCGCGCGCTGTCGAAAGCCGTGGGCGCTCGCTATGAGCGCGGCATCACGACGCGCGATGCCATGCACGCCGACATGAAGAAAAGTCTCGGCGGGCACTATGATTCCTTTGCACCCATGATTGACGCGGCGTATAATGGAATTGAAAAGTTCTTCCATCCAGAAAAGGAGGCGACGAACCATGCTGATGACAGCACCCGCAAGCTGGCTGAACGAGCTGGCACAAGGGGACATCAAGACGCCGTGGGGCGAGATGATGCAGGCAGAGAACCCAGCAGAGGAAGCGAGCACGAACGTGTACCAGCGTCTGGAGCCGAACGTCGGCCATTCGGCAGCATTCGCGTTCGAGACGGTGGCACCGCTTCTCGCGGAACGGCTGGCAATCGCGGAGTACAAGCAGGTGAATCCGTCGATCGCGCCAATCGCGCCGGAAATCCTGAATTATCAGGAGGCGTTAAGTCTGGCCTCGATGGAAGTGCCGGACTTGACCGCGAAGGACAAGCAGAACGTACTCCATCTGCTCAAGAACGACAGCTCCATGCAGCCGCTGAAAAGGTAAAAGCAGCGAACGAAAAACCGAAGACGGGAAAGGTGAAGACCGCCGACCTTGATGACATCAAGCGCGACTGCCCGAGCCTCCAAGACGCGCAAGCCGAGGATGTACAGTTCGGCGAAGCGCGTCTTTTTGACAAGGGCGGCACGGGCGTGCTGTTCACGAATGGCACGGGCACGGGCAAGACCTTTACGGGGCTCGGCCTCGTGAAGCGCATGATCGAGCGCGGCAAGAAGAACATCCTCATCGTCTCGCCAACGGCGGAAATCAATAAAGCATGGGTGGACACGGCGAAGAAATATTTCGGCGTGGACATCCATGTGCTGAAGAACACGACGGACGCTGGCAAAGAGGGCGAGGTCTGCGTCACGACGTATGCGAATTTCCAGCAGAACAACGCCCTCGTTGCCAAGCGCGACTGGGACGCCGTCGTGGCTGACGAATCGCACAACATCATGAACAACGCGGGAGGCGAAAGCACCGGCATCCTCAAGATGCTCCGCGCCGTCACGATGCACGCGCGCGGCCTGCGTGACCGTCTGGAGTTCAAGTATCGCACGAAGAAGATGCAGGAACTCATGGCAGAAATGGCGGACATCGACAAGCAGCTGAAACAGCTGAAGCGCGACCGCAAGAAGCTCGGCGCCGAAAGCACCGCGACGAATGAAAAGCTGCTCTCTGAGAAGCACCTCGACGTCGAAGCCGCCTACTACACGGAACTTGGCAAGCTCCGCGCATCGCACAAGGACGTGCTGGAAAAGTGGGAAAAGACGCCGAAGGGAGAGAAGCCGAAAGTCATCTTCCTTTCTGCAACGCCATTCGCCTATGACAAGGACGTCGATTACGCTGAAGGGTATCTTTTCGACTATCCGGCAGACGGGCAGGGCTACAACAGTGGCAGCGGGCGCGACAAGTTCATGATGCAGCATTTCGGCTACCGCATGCGCTACAACAAGCTCACGCGCCCAGACGGCGAAGTAGACAACCGCGCGATGGAAGTCCAGTTCCACGACCAGCTCGCGAGCGAAGGCGTGCTCCGTGGTCGCCAGCTGGACGTGGACAAGGACTATGACCGCGGCTTCCTGCGTGTGGCACAGGGCGTCGGCGCGAAGATTGACGAAGGTTTCCGCATCCTCCGAGACGACAAGCGTTTCCAGGAGCTCGGGGGTTACCTTCGCAAGAACTTCGACCGCCGCGCGCAGCGCTACCTCCTCGAATCCATCAAGGCAAAATCTGCCGTCCAGCTCGCGAAGCAGTACGAGAAGATGGGGCGCAAGGTCGTCATCTTCCATCAGGCGATGGTCGAGCACGAGAACATCCACCCGTTTTCCATCCACCAGAAAAAGGGCATGGGCGACGCGGAAATGGCGCAGAAAATCCGCGCCGAGTACGAGATTTTCGCCGCCGAGCATCCCGACCTCGTCCACCTCAACATCGGCAGCGAACCGTCCCCCATGGAGACGTTCCGCAAGGGATTTGGCGGGAAAGAGCTCTATATTGACGGCAGCAGCGAGCACAAGAAGAACCGCGAGACAGCCATCAAGGAATTCAACGATGACACGAGCGGCAAGAATATCATCATCATCCAGCAGGACGCGGGCAACGCAGGCATCTCGCTTCATGACATGACGGGCAAGCACCCGCGCGTGCTTATCAACATCGCGCTCCCGGAGCGCCCGTCCTATGCCATGCAGATCGAGGGCCGCATCTACCGTGTCGGCAACGCATCGAATGCTGTCTTCCGCTACCTCGCGACGGGCACCGACCTCGAAAAGACGCTCTTTGCCTCCACGATCGGCGGGCGCGCCGAGACGGTCGAAAACCTCGCACAGGGGGCAAAGGCGCGCGGCCTGCGTGACGCCTTCACGACGCTCTATCAGGAAGTCCTCACGGGCGAATGGACGCGCCGCAAGCCCGGCCACCCCGAAGAAGGCACGGGCGGAAAGGAACTGGACAAGTCCATCGGCGGCGACCTCTCCGACTACGAGCGCGCGAAGACGTTCTACTACGCGCGCGGCAAGCGGACAGCAAAGAACAAAGCGGCGGAAGGCATCGACTACTTCGCGACGCCGGAGCCCATCGGGCTCAAAATGGTCGAATGGCTCCATCAGAAAATCGGCGACCGCTTCCTCGAACCCTCTGCAGGCCACGGCGCCATCTCACGCTGGAGCAGCCCGAACGCCAAGAACACCATCGTCGAGCAGTCCAGCCGCCTCGCACCAGAAGCACAGCTCGTCACGCCAGACGCGAAAGTCGTCACGGGCGATTTCATGGATTTCGACGTTCACAACAAGTTTGAGGGCATCGCCATGAATCCGCCGTTCGGGCACGGCGGCAAGACCGCGGTCGAGCACATCGCGAAAGCCTACCAGCATCTCGCCGACGGCGGTCGTCTCGTCGCCATCCTGCCGGACGGACCCTCGTGCATGAAGCATTTCACCAAGTGGCTCTATGGCGAGGACATGAACGGCAACCCCATCAAAGGAGCCGAAGCGCCGAAAGACGCCGTCCTCATGGCGGATATACGCATGCCGGGCGTCATGTTCGAGCGCGCGGGCACGAAAGTCATGACGCGCATCGTCGTCATCGACAAGTACACGAACGCGAGCGACCGCGACGCCGCCAGCGCAGAAGCGCGCGGCGAAGCTGATTTGCGCGACATCACGGACATCAACGAGCTTTTCGATCATCTCGAAAACTACACCATGCCCAAGCGTATCGGCGAGGATCGCGTGCAGAACTTCACGATGGAGCAGAACAAGCGCTCGAAGAATCATCCGTACGAGGTCGATTCGGAAAACGAGAAAGTGAAGGGGAGCTTCGACCTTGCCCGCATGGCGCGCAAGCATAACGGCTTCTACTACGTGGACAAAGGGCGCTTTGTCTTTGACAGCGCCGCCAGTGCCCGCGCCTTCATGAAAGACGCCGACCGTTACATCGACGAGAACAAAGAGCTGTTCCGCGACGAGCCAGAGGTCGCGCAGGAGGCGGAAAGCTCCGCCGAGACGCAGGCGCAGGAAGCGACGGAAGACCGCGCCGAGACGCAGACAGCGCCGACCGAAGAAGAAGCCGCGCCCGCAGAAGCGAGCACGGACGACCTCTTTGACACGAGCGACTTCCGCCACACCAAGACGGGCGAAATGATTCCGTCGGCGAAAATCAACGACCGCGTCAGCACCGACGTCTTCAAAAAGGCGCGTGCCTACGCCAAGACCATCAACGGCTATTACAGCCCGTACGCCAAGCGCTTCCTCTTCCATCGCGAGCAAGACCGCGACGCATTCACGCGCGAGGTCGGCAAGCTCATCCGTGAGCAGGAAGGCGGGACGAAGTACAGCGTCAGCGAGGGAGAAGCGCGTCTTGCCAAAGCGCAGACCATGGACGACCTCAACAAAGCGACGCAGAAGGTTTTCCCCGGCTCGTCCGAGGCCGAGCACACGACGCGCAAGAACGCCGACGGCACGACGCAGGACATCTTCAAGTTCCGCCTTGCCAACGGCACGGACATTGAAATCCACACGGGCGAGAACATCAACCTGCCCGAACGCGAGAAAGCCCGCGCGCGCCGCGAGCACGGCATTGACGAGGGCAAAGACATCACCGTGAACGGCATGGAGCAGTCCAGCGAGACGACCATCACCGTGAACGGCAGGACGGTCACGAAATCCAGCCTTGCGCGGATCGTGCTCTCGAAGTTCTCCGACTTCACGAGCACGCTCTATCACGAAGCGTTCCATGTCGCCTATGACCTGTTCCTCACGAACAAGGAGAAAGCTGCCATCGAGCACGCCTACGGCGAGAAAGCAAAAGCCGCAGGCATGACGCTCGAAGAGTACGCCGCCGACCGCTACCGCGACTGGGCGCGTGCGAAGCTCAAGGGTCTCCATGTAGCCTATGGCAAAATCTGGCAGAAGGTTAGCGACGGCGCAGAAAAGACCGTCGAATACATGGAGGAAACCGAGGAAACCGCGCGCATCTTCCGCGAGATCGAAAGCGGCAAAATCTGGGAACGTCCTCTTGACAGGGCGACGAGAGAGCGCCATAATGAAGTTAGAGAACGTTTCTGGGATGAAATCAGCAAGGAGCTAGCGTCTTTGAAATCTCCGACGGACGCCGACCTTGACAGGATTTTCCTCCAGTCGCGGAGCATCCGAAGAACTCTCACGGATTTCTTCTTCAAGGTTCGCACGAACAAAGATGATGCATTTGAAGCATCCAGCTTGTTTGATTTGTTGGGAGATGAGTTTGAACATGATGAACGCATCAGCAGCACCCGTCAGCAAAATTCAACCGCTTCCCTTGGGGGAGTTCGTGGACGCGATGGCGGAGCAGTATCCAGAAATGCCGCGCACGGAAGTCGTCAGGAGAGCGAAGGAAGCAATTCAGCAGGAGTACAACCTTCAGCGGAAGTTCCTTCAGTCCTTGGCTTGAACGATGTAAAAGCTATTCACGACTACTACAACGACCACAAAGCCGCGTATCGCGACAGACAGCAGAATAACGAAGGCCGTCCGAATGAGGGCGGCCTTTTGCGTGGGGGAAATGAGCAGGAGACGCGCTCCAGCATCCATTACTCCGCCGAAGAAGCGAAGGAGCAGGCGCACGGCTTCCTCCATGCGCTCAACAAGAAGTTCCAGAAAGCGACGCATCTTGATGTTGACCGCGTCGAGCGCGAGGTAGAGAAGCAGAACCCCGACCACGACATCAGCGTGACGGAAAACTGGGTGCATTCCCCGCACGTCGTTGCGAGCCGCCACAAGGCTTTCAAGGTGATTTACACGATGGGCTGCCGCGCGATGGACATGCTCACAATCCAGCGCGACCGTTTCAACAAGAAATTCGACGACGCGCTTTCCCTCGTGAACAAGAAGGAAAAGCAAGACCTCTATGACCTCTTGCTGCGCGGCGACGCCGAGGGCAAGGAATGGACAAAACAGGAACTCTTGGACGATGGCATGAGCGAGAACGTCGCTGACGCCTACATCCGCATCCGCCGTCTCATGACGAAGGCGTACCACATGGTCAACAACGCCCGCCGCCATCCGACGCCGAAGACGCAGACGATGACGAAAGGCGAGCTCGACGAGCTCAAGAAGAGCCCGTTCCTCATGGAAATCCAGAGCGTCACCGACCTTGGCAGGAACAAGGACGGCGCGACGCAGTACCGCGTCTCGTACAAAGAAGCGCGGCACTATGAGAAGACGTATCTCGGCATTCCTGAAAACGCCCTCGAAACGTATCAGAACGACCCGGGCATGCAGGTACTCGAAGCAAAGGAAACGGGCGACACCGACGCCGACGGGCGGAAGCTCTACGACGTGAAGGTGCTCGAAGGCCCCGCCGACATGACGAAGCTCACGGGCTACATCCCGCATTTCTTCCATGACTACTTCCTCCGCATCGTGGACAAGGACGGCCATGCCGTCCGCACGATCGGCAGTGGGCGCACGCAGCGCGACGCCGTTTTGCGTGCGGAAGAATGGATGAAGACGAACGAGCTCAAGGACGGCGAGACCATCCATGTGCAGCCGAAAGTCTTTGACTTTGGCAGCGTCGGCATGGACGAGGGGCAGTATGCGCCCATCATGGGCGACCGTGATTATTTCGGCATGGTGCAGAGCCTCGCGAAAGACAACGACATGACCGTGGCAGAAGCAAAGGAAATGCTCGAAGGGAAGGTACGTCTCAAAGGACGCCACCGCTTCTTCGGTAACGCGATGCACCGCACGGGCGTCGAAGGGTATGAAACCGACCTTGACTGGGTGCTCCGGCACTACTTCAATAGCGCCGTCCGCTACGCAGCCATGGAGACGGAGTTCAAGCCCAAGGCGATCTCGTTCTTCGAGCGCGTCTTTGGCAGGTTCGATGACGACTACGAAAACAACCCGCTTGCGAAATACGCGAAAGATTACATCAACGACGTCAACGGCAACCCGAGCGCCAAAGAGCAAGTTCTCAACAAGGCGCTCCGCAGCAACCGCATCTACCGCAACTTCATCGCGCCGACCTTTGGCGACCGCGCCGCGCTCACGCTCGGCAACGGCATTACGAACAAGGTGTCGTATCTGACGCTCGCCTTCAACATGTCGTCGGCGCTCCTGAACCTCCAGCAGCTCACGAACGCGGCGGCGTACATCGGCAACGTCGGCTCCCTCGTGAAGATGGTGAAGAAGGGCATGCCGCGCCGCAAAAAGGGCAAGGATACACCGCGCTACACGCGGCAGGAGCTCCGCATTTTGCAGGAGACGGGAGTCCTCGGGGACATCGGGCTCGACAGCGGCAGCGGCTACGATAAGATGCGCAGCCGCGCGTCCTCGCACGGGCGCAACGTCTTCACCAAGGCGCTCGCCACGGCGAACAACACCATGGACTGGATCGGCGCAAAGGGCATGATTCCTTTCAATGAAATGGATGCCGCCTGCCGTCGCGGTGCCGTGCTCGCCGCCTACGAAAAGGCGCGGCGGGAAGGCAAGTCGCACGCAGACGCCATCACCTATGCGCGCGAAATCAACGTCAAATCCAACTTCATCTATGGCGTGCAGGACGCGCCGAACATCATCCGGCGCGGCAGCATCTTCTCGCAGCTCGCATTCCAGTTCAAGAAATTCGGCATCAAGGAGCTCGAAGTCATGCAGGACTTCATGCCAAACGTCATCGGGCTCCGCCATTTCGGCAGCTATGACAACATCGTGCTCCACAAGTACAGCGCGAAGCAGAAAATCATGTTCTGGGGCATGTACGCCATGCTCTGCGGTGCGATCGGCATCCCCGCGCTCGACTGGCTCGACGACCTCTTCGGCAACGACAAGCGCGGCTACCCGAAAGACGCCATCCAGAAATTCATCATTGAGAAGTGCGGCGGCAACAAGCGCCTCGCGGCAGCTTTCATGTACGGCGTGCCTGCGCTCTTCAACATCAACCTTTCGAGCCGCGCAAGCCTTGCCGACGTCATCCCGACGAAGGCCATCGACTTTGCAGGCCCGTTCGCGTCTAAGGCGTACCAGCTCAAGCGCGACGCATGGGACGACGGCAACTTTGCCAACTCCCTGCGCGACATCAGCCCGGGCGCGTACAACCTCTATGCGGCCTGCGTCGGCGAAGCACGCGGCAAGCGCGACCGTCTGAACACCCGCTATGACACGATGATGGACAAGTTCCTCCGCGCCGTCGGTTTCCGCAGTGTCGATGAAAGCGTCCCCGTCGATGTCCAGCGCATCATCAGCCACGACAAGGCGGCATCCACGCAGGAACGCCAGGAAGCACAGGACGCCTACATCCAGAACCCGACGAGCGAGAACAAGCAGCGCCTCAAAGATTTGGGCATCAAAGAGAAAGACGTCCAGAAAGAAGCGACGAAGAAGAACCAGACCCGCGAAGAGCGCACGCAGGGGACCGTGTCGAAGAAGGACAAGGACAAGTACAAGTCGCTGACCGACTTCATGAAGGAGTAATCAAAATGAATTACAAAGAAGTATTCCCACCGTGACTTCGGTGTGGTATATTCATACTAGGAGGCGAAACCAATGAAATCTCATTCAGCTATGGACGTTGCACGATGGTTCCTGCAACGAAACGACTTTGAGACAGTCGATAACGGTGGGGAGCTCCTGACAAACCAAAAGCTTCAAAAGCTCTTGTATTACGCACAGGGCGTTTTTCTTGCCTTGGCTGGGCATTCGCTGTTTGAAGAAAACATCGTAGCATGGGCATACGGCCCTGCTGTCGAAAAAGTGTATGACGAGTTTCATTGCTTTGAATCGAACGGCATCGTCTATGGCGAATTTTTCCGACCGCAGGAAGAATACACGCAGGAAGAAAAGAATCTCCTCAACCAAGTCTTCGATTGCTTCGGACAGTATGCTACATGGAAACTCTGCAAAATGTCGCGTGAAGAACGTCCTTGGAAAGAGACACGAATGAATTACACGATCTCTCGACAGCTCATGCAGGAATATTTCTACGAAGAATACATTGACGAAGACGAAGAAGGCACGTAAAAGAGGAATCCCACAATCACATATCCAAGAGCGTATAGGAAAGCAAAATCCTACACGCTCTTTTTGTATGGAATGGAGGCAAGGAATGCAGAAGGATAGAAGGTGCTGATTTGGAGAAAATCACATACGTACAACTCATCATGACAATCATCTCGGCGGTCGCGACAGGATTCATCACGCACCTCTGGCGTAAGATTGACAAGCGCGAAAAGGAACGCGAGGACGAGCGGCAGAAAGAGATTGCGAAAGAAGCCAAGTTCAAGAACGCCATGCAAGAAGGAATGCAGGCCATGCTCCGCGACCACATCATCCAGACCGCATCAAAGAGCATGAAGCAGGGATACGCGCAGGTCTACATGGTCGAGAACATGACGCACATGTTCGCGAGCTACATCGACCTTGGCGGCAACGGTGCCGTGCGCTTCATCTTCGAGAAATTCATGAAGCTCCCTGTCGTTCGGGACAGCAGCGAGAAAGGGGAGAACCCATCATGAAGATTACGACCGATATGATTATCGGCTTCTGCCTCGGCGTCGCGCTCATCCTCAACATCGTTCTGGGCGGCGCGACCGAAGTCACCATGAACCTCTCGACTGGCATGGTCGGCTTTTTGGGCAAAGTCATGTTCACGCGGGACGGCAAGACGCCCATCCCGCAGGAAAAGAAGGAGGAACCAGAAAATGATTCGAGGATTTGACATCAGCGAAAACAATGCAGACGAGACGGGCCTCGTGCCCGAAGACCTCTTCGACGAAGCGGCCAATGCAGGCTGCAAGTTCGTCTACGTCCGCGCGTCGTGGGGAAA